CCACCCCGTCAATGCTTTGCAGGTTTATAGCTGTGACTCAATAGCCTGGTCTGGTCACGTTAATGTTTGACTCCCCTGTCTCTTTGTAGTATTCACGCGCGCCCGCTCCTTATACTATGGCAGCAATACAGTTATGCTATTGGGTTATATAGTTATAACTAATTGATCTTAATCTGGCTTGCATTTATATTGACTCTATACTTGTCTGCGCTATACTGAACCCATCAATACAACAAACAACACGGGAATAAAACAATGGATAACCAGCGACAAATAGAGATAAACAGAGCATACCGCTATCTTGCAGAGAAAGCATTGCAGCGGGAACTTAAAAGACTGGATAGAGTCTATTACTTTGTACTAACTCTGGCAGTAACTACTACACTGGCCAGCATCATTACCTACATCAACCTGAATTGGAGCGTATAGCATGCTAAACATTACAGCGCAGGACATAAAACAGACTACATTAATAAACAGCAGCGCCAAACATTGGGCTGTTAAGAATCTAGACTATTTAAATAAACCAATGCAATTTTTTGGCAGCAGCACAAAACTGGAAAAGGGATCAGATAAATACGATTCCTATGTTATGTATCTACAGCCTGCCGATAAAGTAGCAATGCAAACTATTTGCGCGTTTGCTGCTAAAGCAGGCTGCAAAGAGCCCTGTTTAATTGACTCTGGCCAACTAGGCATGAATACGGGTCAGAATGCCGCCACAAAGCGCACCATATTAATGCTATTGAGGCCAGACTATTTTAAGAAGCAGATACTGGCAGAAATTGACAAAGCAGAGCGCAGAGCCGCAAAGCCTGGGCAACTACCTGCGCTATTCCGATTAAACGGCACTAGTGATCTAGACTTTAGCGATATATACAAAGCGAGACCAGATAGTCAATTCTATGACTATAGCAAAGAATTATCACGCGTTCGTAAAAATACGCTTGCTAACTATGATTTAACTTTCTCTGGTAGTATGTACAGTAAACAAAGCAGAGCGGCATTACGTAAAGCAGTTACAGCGGGTCACCGCATAGCAATGGCATTTAATACAAAGCTAATTGCAAGTGATAGTTTAACAATACCAGATAATCTAGCTAATTTTGACAAAACAGACCTGCGCCATCTTGATGAGCCAGTGATAGGCGCATTAACTCGCAAGGGCAGCAATAAAAAGCAGCGCGCTTACGACGATACGCAGGAATATAGTTTTTTTGTTACTAGTGCTAATTTAAAGCAGTTTAAAGACATAATCCAAACAATAGAGGTAGCATAAAATGTCAGAATATAACGACGGTACAGGCAATTGGCATTCTGAGACTATGGCTCTATACGCCAAAAAAGACAGTGAAAGTCTAATTTATATATTAAGAGACTGCCACGACGCTATACATGCTCTACCAGACAATCCAAAATGCGCGCAATATATGGATGAAATGCACTACGCTGGTATGGAGTTAAAAAAGCGCGGGTATGAGTTTATCATTAAAGACAAATGCCTAGCAGAGACCAAACTACTGCAAACTGTATACTTTGCCAATAGTGACAATAAAAAGACACTAGAAAAGCATTGGCAGCGCCTGCGCGCAGATTATCCAGCTATTGAGCGTAGAGCCTAAATAATTCCCCATAGTAGTCCAACCTTTGCCCAGTGTAACAGCTGGGCTTTTTTATGCGCCTAGATAATATAAGGGCGATTTAAGGCCCTGCAATGCCACCCAGTACCCTAGCACCTAAAACACGTTAAAACGGCTTAGACGGCTTTATATGGCCCTGTAGGGCTATAGCCAGTAGTTGCTAGTAGTTGCTGCGCCATAGGCTCTATATTGCTGGTGCTATAACCGCCACAGTCCCTATGAGGACCGAGGCAACCCGTTTCCCGTAATAGAGGGCTTAATTGTCTTACAATAGGTAGAGAGATAGGCCATAGCGCTATGCAGATCATTCTTGAGGATGGAGGGAGGCATAGCCCTATGGATACCATTCTTGAGAGAGAGCTATAACGTGACCAGAACCTGGTATTGGGTCACACTACAGGGCTATAGAGTATTGAACTATTGAGAGAGGGAGCATCTAATACCCTGCACTTTAACCAATAGAGAGAGAGAAGATGTCAGAAGATTACAAAGAGGCTATGTCAATAGCTGGGCTACAGGGCCAAGAGTTTCACGACTGGACGCAAACCTTTAAAGCAGACTACAAAGAGAGAGTTCTTGTAGACTATGACGGATGCAGAGAGTTTAATCTAGTCTATACCGATGGAGACGGTGGAGTAATGGTATTTAATAATTACTCAGAGATTTTTGATGATAAGGGAATCACTATGTCAGTAGTAGGAGGCTATTGCGATATAGCGTTTGAGCACATAAGAGAGATAATTGAGTATATGGAGGATGAGATGGAGAGAAGGATACAGGCTTTAGACGATGCAGAGAAGAGAGGAGCATTTGACTAATGGATTTTGCAGATATAGAGAATGATCAGCTTCGCACTGAAGCTATAGAGCGTTACGTAGTGTGGATTGAGAGCTTACCCTATAGAGTAGGGAGAGCTGAGCAGGATAGCATCAGAGAGACTATAATTAATGACCTGGAGAACTGATATGAGAGTATTAAATTTATATGCAGGACTGGGAGGTAACCGTAAACTCTGGAAGGGCTGCGAAGTAGTAGCAGTAGAGAGCCACGAAAAGATTGCTGAGGTTTATCAAAGATTACACCCAGCAGATACTGTTATAGTTGGCGATGCCCATGAATACCTGAGACAGAATTTTAGAGACTTTGATTTTATCTGGTCTAGTCCACCATGTCCCACCCATTCCAGAATGGCAAAGGCTACGCGACATAAAAACAGAAACTATCCTGATATGGGATTATATCAAGAGATATTGTTCCTACAGCATTTTTACAAGGGCAACTGGGTGGTGGAGAATGTTAAACCCTTCTATGATTTTCTAGTGCCGCCAACAGAGACAGTAGGGAGACATTGTTTCTGGTCTAACTATGAGTTTGATGCTGTAGACGTTAAGAGGCCAGAGAATTTTATTAATTTAGCTAATCTAGCAGGTAAACAGGCTTTAATGGATTGGTTAGATATACACTATGAGGAAAACATTTACTATAAAGGAAACCACTGCCCTGCACAGATACTACGCAACTGTGTACACCCTGAGCTTGGCTTGCAGATATTTAACCAACAGAGAGAGAACTAATATGAACGTATTCACTGGCCCTAATGACCTGTTGCATGGTGATGAGCATTTGGAGGAACTAAAGGACTGGGAGCTGCGAGAGAGATTCTTTAATGCTCTGAGAGACTTAACAGAGGCAGCAGACACTATAGAGAAACTGAAAAGCCCTAAGTGGACTCCTTACCCTGAAGATATTGAGGCGCTAGAGGACACTTTAGAGGAGCTGAAGTACTCTTTAAAGTAGAACTACTAGCAGTTATTGCTACAGGAAGGCTGTTTTGTTACTATATAGTCCAGAGGGTAGCATAGATTTTAACAATTGACAAACAGGAACTTAAAAATGTTTAGAGAATATATGTTAAAGGGTACAATGAACCCAGAAGTACAGGCAGTATTCAAAGCTGCTGCGGATATTAATAATGGTGTTTTCTCACTGAAGGAAGCAGCGCAGCACTACAAAGTACATCCAGCAGTGATTGTGCAGTTTATATCAGAGAGCGCAGAGTATGACATGGTATTCAGTAGAGGAGGCGATAATGATTCTAACTAGTAGAGACCAGTTGGTGTTACAAGGCAAACGTGTTAGAGTGGTAGGGAGTTACAACATACCAGAAGAGAGAACGAACTACTGTAAACATCCAGAGCAAACAGACTGGACTAAGCCCTGCCCAATATGTAAGCGCAGGATTCGTGTAATAGCAAAGAATATGGAGAGTAAAAAAGCATGGTTATCTTAGGACGCAGTTTAACAATAGAGTACAGACTGGGCGTAGGCTTTGATCTGGAGTTCCCAGACAGTAGGCCAGTGTGGGTGTTTAACAGCTTTACAGAGAGCATGGAGGTAATGCCTTTTCAGGGTGTTATCTTACATCTACCACTTTGCCTAATCAGCTTTGGCAGAGTTTATGAGGAGATTTTTGAATGACTGAAGCAACCCATCAACCCTGCCCAGACTGTGGCAGTAG